CAAAACCTTGATAGGTGGAATTAAACTCAACCCGATACTCCCTCCGTGGTTGGGAATCGGTAAAGAAGTCCACCTGATTCCACAGGATGCCGTCCACCGTCACGTTGATTGAATCCGTGATGACCGGGGAGAAGCTCAGGGTATATTGCTGATTCTGTGTACCGTCGCCCGTGTGAACGTCGTTGAACGTCCTGCCTTCCAGGCCGATGATACTGGAGTTCACGATACTGCCGGCCGGTATAACGATGTCCTGGTTGAATATCGGCTGGTGGGCCGAGTCCATCGGGAAGAGTTCCACGGTGATCGGCACGTTCCCCGAAACGAGTTTGACCACAAACGGCGTCGGTATAACGATATCCGTCGTGAGTGGATTATTGATCCGGGCCGTCCAGAAGGACCGGGCGGCGATGGGCGGCTGGGGCTTGAAGCCGACCAGTTTCGCTAGACGGAAGGCGTTCTCCAATTCCGTCACGGTGTCGATGAAGATTTCGTTGGCGATCTGGTCGATCTTGAAGGACAGGGTATCTGCCAGGAACGCCCAATTCTCGATCAACATGATGGCGATATCGCCTTCCACGAAGTCGTTGAACTGGTTTGCGAACTTCTGCCGGATAAAGTCGATCAACCGGGACTTCATCGACCAGAAATCCTGGTTCGTGTAGTTCAGATTGAATACGTTCGGCGTATTGATGATTTGTGACTGTGCCAGCGGTTGTGGCGCAATCGGGCAATTTTCCATTTAGCCTCCAGACAACGGTACTTCTAGCGACAACTGCTGAACCTCCTTGATGTTATCGGGATCAATGAAGAGAATCCGAATACTCAAGATGTGGCCAACCTCGGTCTTATCGTCCGCCGAGTTCAATTCTTTCGGGTCAATAACACTACTGACCTGTATTTGCTGTATGGCTACCCGAGGCTCCCAGAGGTTGATCGAGTTGATTATCATCTGGCGGGCTTGGGCAGCGACCACGGTGTCGTTCTGCTCGAATATGAGCTTTTTCAGCGGCGTGCCGAACGCCGGCAGCATGACCCGTTCTCCCGGATTGGTTAACAGGAGAACGAGCATGTCAGATTTGATCTGATCGACGCCGTTGGTCGTGTGCAACAGGCCCAGGGCGTTCGGCAATATCGGATATGGTGCGCCTAAAAACTTCATAGTTTAGAACAATGGTAATGGATCAGTGGACATACTAAATATGGAAGCCACCTGGGATTTTCGGGACGCACTGGCAAACACCCGGTCGCTAATGCGTATCTTGCCGCCCATCGCCACCAACACCCCGCCGATACACGGTCCATGCGTACCGTCAATTTCCAAGCAGTCGTCCACCGAACTACCGGCCAGCAACGATATCGTTTTCTTCGCCAAGAATAGATGAGTATCGGCCAGGTTGATGTAAAACTTATCGCAGTCAACAATTTTCGTTCGGCTGATGATTTCCAACTTGTCGGACGGGTTGGCAACCTTGTCACCGACCATTTCCACCATCATGTCGTAGGTGACAACGATATAGTCGCCGCCGGCACGCAGGAATATCTGGCCCGGACCCGATGGCCGCTCCTGGAACCGCATGATGTGGGCCTTGCGAACCGTATTGTCCTTCTGCGGCGAGTATATCTGGATATACTGCTTCTTGGTTTCCCGCTGGCTGTCGTCGTCGCCCATGTAGAACTCCAGGCCGTAGCCCGAGCGGATCATGATGTAAGCCTTGTTGGCCAGGTTGTCCGGCACGCCGCCCTCCTTGCGCTTCGGCCCGCACTGCTTGTTGCCCTCGTCAATCATCTGGAACAGGTGGGTACTCGTGGTTTCCATCGTGATACCACGGTACTTGCCGGCCTCGTTCGGCGGGCAACTTCCCTGGCCACCCTTGTCAATCGTGTGATCGTTCAGTTCGATCATGTTGCCGGTCGCCGTCAGGATGCGGATATAGTTGTTCATACCCCGAACCTGATTGTCGTCCTCGACATCACTCATCTCGACGCCGTGGCCCGTGGCCGTCTTCAGGTAAATGCGGCCCAAATACTTGTCGTTGCAACCGAAGTCGAAGTCCTGGAGGGACCGCTCCCAGGTCGGGGCACCAGACGGTTCCTCGACCGAATCGTCCATCACCCAGGTGTGACCGCTCAATGACAAGAATTGGATGCCGCTCTGCGGCAGGTCGGCCTTGTTGTTCTGCGGCGTGCCCGGACCCTTATACGGCCGGCACTCGTTCTGGTGCTTGAAGAACGGATTGGCGCCCTTTTGGGACTTGGAATACTTCGTGTCCTGGTAGCGCCGAATCCTCGGCGTCCGTGGGTGTCCGCCAATAATGGTCTTGTTGCTGACCTGGCCGTCGCAAGGAACGTCTTCCTTCTTCGTGCCCGGTATCGGGCTGGCTGTGGACTCGTTCTCGCTTACACTGCCAGTGGCATTGATGCCAGTGAATTGCGTGATGTCTTCAGACGGATTCGGGTCACTAACGCCTTTCACGCAGCTAGTATCACCAGGGTCTACGCCGCAGCGAGGGTGTGCCCATTGCCCGGCATAGTGCAGGTGGTCGTCCTTGAAGATCATCCAGTTGCCGCAGCCGGAGAGGATTTCGATACGCTTCCAGCGCCGATTGCAGCGGGGGTCGCCGTCCACCAACTTCATCATGTGCTTTTCGGGCGTTTTGAAGCCGTAGATGTTCGGGACGGTGATCCGCTTCTGGGCATCCGGGTTCTGGTCGAAGTCGGCCAGGGTGTGAATGTCGAAGCCGTTATAGTTCTCGGTATTCCAGGGAGGCAAAACCTGGGATTCGTCGTTGGGACCACAGAGGTATCCCTTGCGGTGGCCTTTGGAGACTTGATCGAATTCTTGAATACCGATGGGCCATTTGCTGCCGCCCGGACCTCGGTTGCGGTGCCAGGCCGTGCCGATGTAATAAGGCGAATCACGGACGCCATTCTCGAAGAGCAGGCAGACCGTGGACCCAGCCGGCGGCACCCAAGGGGCACCCGAGTCGTCAAAGCCACCAAAGGGCGATACAGCCCAGGCCCAGGGGAGCTTCTTGATCGGCTGCTTCGGGTCGTGGAAGACGGGGGAGAAGTAGCGGATGCGGCCCTGTTTCCAGATGTCGATGGTTTCGATGCACAGGGCGGTGTGAATCCCGTACATATTTTCCGACTGCGACAGGAAGACCAGACGGTCGTTGATCTCGGACTGAGCCACCCTCCGAACGTCGTAATTCAACGAACCGAACATTTCTTCGAGTTGTTGCAGTCTCAGGTTGATAACCTCAACCTTCTGAGGCAGACTAAGATTCGATAATTCATTCTGAACTGGTATCTTGGGCATTTATCTCCGTTATGAAAATGTAATAGCGTCACCATCGTCTCCCAGATCGTCACCCTTATCGAGATCGGTGCCGGGAGCCGGCAGCACTACGTCTATAGTAGTGGTATAACTGCCTTCTCGAATGCTGTGCGAAACTCCCCGGATGAACCAACCTTTGTTGCTGTACACCGGGTTGCAGGGAGGCTGAGCCAGCCAGTCACCGCAGCCGCCACCGCCCCCTTTTATGTGGAACGGGTTGATGACAATGATGGACACGAATTTGCCAAGCCATTCAAAAGGCGGTGCGAATCTCGGATTGCCGACAATGCGTAGTTGGGCATTGATGGTCGAAATTCCTTCCACCGTCCGGGCGGCATCTTCGTTCGCCGCCAGGTTGTCCCGCAGGTCAACGCCCGCATCATCCAGGGGCATAAATTGTGGTATAAACTGCGGCACCGAGATGGCCTGCTGAATACCACCCTCATCCCGATTGGCTCCCCGCCTACCTTCGGCCTCGGGGTTATTGCTGGCCACCGAGCCGGTCGGGGCACCACCCGAATGCGAGTTAGCTCCCCAGGCCCATTCCGCCTTGGGCGTAAATGAAATGACCGGCGAACAGTCGCCGCCGTTGACGATAAATGTTCCCACGTTGTTTTCGCAACTATGGTCTTCGCCAGGAGCCTCCAGGGGGTCTTCCAGGCAAATAATGGTGGGCGGCGTCAACTGGCAATCCCAAACCATCAGTGTGCCCTTGTTCTTATCGGTAGTCTGTGTATTCAGCCATTTTCTCGTATCGGCCAGGGCACTCTGACCATCGGCAGGCCAGGTGGCCGAAGGCCCTCTGCGGCCTGCGGTATTCGGGAAACCGAACTCTACCCAATCATTATCTTCGACCCGTACCCATCTTACGTCCCCAATGTGTGGGCAGTTGTCCTTGAGATGATCTTCCACTGCATCCTTCAACTGCATTTGCTGGTCGTCCTGGCCCTGGGCCTCGTTGGTCCTGTTTTGGGCTACCACGTCAACAAGGTCACGGCCGTGGATCGTGAACTTGATGACACCTTCCTCGAAGACGGCTTCCATTTTGGCGATGATGAAATTCAGCTTGCCGCCGTGGCCATATTCGGACGCCTTGTCGATTTCCTTACCAGCACCCTCGCAATATTCGACAATCCAGCCGAAGTCCAACTGCATCTTATAGTCAGAGTTGCAGATGTCGTGATTGATCTGAAGGAAGGCTTGGGCCATCGCCCCGCCCTCCTCGTCTATGATCTCAATGGTGCAACCATTACCGTTGCTGCCGCCGTATTCCAGGGATTTGATGACGGCGGTGTTGCCGGGAGGAAAGGATTGGTTGCCAACGGTAATGGTGCGTCCGCCGATGGTCACTTCTGCCCAAGGGGCGTAAACCGCACCCGGTATGAGCTTGGTTTCATTCAGGGCTTCTGGTCCCTTGTTGCAAAGGAATTTGCCGCAACTTCCGGCTACTGTACATCCCATATCCCTCCTTATCTGAACGGACTTGCCGGTATACGGATTGTTATTCCGGCCTTGAAGTCAAAGATATCATAAATCTGGTTGTATTCCATGATCTGCCACCAGAAGTCTGGGACGCCGAAGAACTGGTTCGACACGAGGTCGGGCCGGTATTCCGAGCCTTTGCCTACCACCATGAACTTGTCCGACGTGCTGGTGGTCTGCTTCTGGCGCTTATAAGTCGTGAAAGTCACACGGTTTAGTTCCCCGTAGTAGATGACGGGGGATTTGAAATACCGACTGCTGACCGATACAAATCGGCGTCCAGGTATATCGGTAGTTGTTATCAGGTTGGCCATTATGTTCCGTCCTGTGCAATCATGTCTGCGTTCGGTAGGCTGCCGCTGTCGTACACAACCTCCCAGGTTGTGTCGATATCAAACTTATAAGGACATAGCGAGCCTTCATCCCAGGCAACCTCGGTCGGGAATTTGACGCTATAGCTTTTGAGGACCGCACAAACGGGTTTAGTCGCCAGTAATTTACCACATTGCAGCGTGGCTATTTCGGGAGGTTTATAAGGGTTGCCGGTCCTCGGGTATACCATGCTTTCCAGAGTGCGCAGTGTCTCAAGGTTCGTGGTGAGGTCGTCATCCGTCACCACGACCAAGTGGATCGTCCAGTTGATGACCCGGTTTTCCGAGTGGGAATAGGTCTTCAGCGGAAATGATCGGCCGATGATGGCCTGGTCCTGGTAGTGGGCGGTTTTGGTATCCGATATGTCTGGCAGAATCTTCATAACGATCTGCCCGCCGGATGTTTCTATGAAACAATCGTCAATCGGCATTAAATCGCCGTCTGCGCCCGTGGCTAATGGCATTTTCCTCCTAGTTATAGATTAGTCTGTAGGTTCATAGCCGCCAATGGACCACTCTGATTAGTCAAGCCAGATGTCCAGCGGAAGAACTGTGGGGGTCGATTGGTCGTGGCCCGAGTACGAGCCGAAGCGACGGCCGCTTCCGTATCATGTCCAGTAGTCGTCGGCGGCTGCAAGGCCCGGTGGATGTCTTTCAAGACGTTGAGGGCCTGATACTCGTACAGCAACGACTTGTTGGCTGTCTCGTTCAGGTCGTCCACGCCCGGCACCACCGTCTTCTGGGGCTGTTCGCCCGCACGCCGCTTCTCAAGTTCCTGCGTGATGGCATCCGGTGTCATCATGTTCGGATTGGCCAGCGCCGTCTGTGCCGGACTATCTAACTTAGTAAGTAGCGCATCACCTATTTTCTCCATGTGCGTATCATGGGTATAAATACTACCAACCGTCGTGGCGTCCCGACCCATGCGAGTGATGGCGTTGGCTGCCGCCTGGGCGTCCGGGTTCCCGCCGTTGCCTCTGGCACCGACCGTCACCGGGGCGTTGTTCACGCCGATCTGGCGGATCAGGTCCATTGTGCGGAAGTCGAGCCGGATGCCGTTGATGGTCGTCAGGTTCCGGGCCATTTCCTGCAAGGTGCGGACGATCTGGACCAACTGGTCGTTTGCGGCCTTCAGCTTATCTACGGCGCCGTTCAGGGCAGCCATGTTTGCAACCTGATTGATGAAGTTCGCCAGGTTGTTCTGGAAGTTGCCGACGTTGACGTTCGGGTCGAACAGTTCAATCGTCCGGCCGACCGACTGGATAATTTCCGGCAGGGTCTTCATGGTCCGACCCACGCCCGTCAATATCTGAGCGGTCTGGTTTACCTTCCGTGGGTCAACGCCCATACGGGAGATCGGTTCAACGATACCTTCCTTGAGGAACAGGGTCGTCTTCTCGAAGAAATCCTTGAACTTATCCTTGTTGGCCAGGATGTTCTCGGCCGGCGGCAGTTCTCCGAATTCGCCCGGCTTCACCATGTCGGTGAGGGTGGACACGTTCTTGAGGACATCCGGCAGGGACTTGACGATGGTGGCGACACTCTTGAGTACCTGAGCAGACTTCGCAATATCCCGTGGCGAACCGGCCTTCTCAATACCGTCCGTCATCTTCTTGACGGCATCAAAGATTTCACCTATATAAGCGCCAAAGCCCTTGTTGGTTCCGCTTGCCTGCCTACGCAACCTTACAATAATTACGTCCATGATCTTGGCGTCCGGCCCCACGTTGTCCCAGAATCCTTCTCGGGAGCCGAGCATGTTGGTCACTTCATTCATCTTCTCCATGAACGCCTGGAGATTCACGAAGACTTGCATCACGCTCCGCATAACCTGTGCGGCCGTGGTGATCTTCTTCACCTTGTCCTTGCCTTCGCCCAGCTTGGCTATCGGGTCGATTATCTTCTTGACATTATCGAAGATTTCCTGCATGTAGCCGCCGAAGCCCTTGTAGCCGCCGCTGGCCTGTTGACGTAGGCGGAAAAGAATCTGGTCCATGACCTTGGCGTTATCGCCACCAATATTCCAGAACCTATTGGAACCCAGCATATTGGTCACTTCGTTCATGGAATCCATGAACTCGGGTAGCATCTTGAACACCTGACCCAAGCCCCGCAGCACATAGGCGGCGATGCTTATCTTCTGTAGTTTCTCTCGGGTGTCTTCCATCGCTATGATCGAAGCCATGATGCCGTCCACGAGATGGAAGATGATTCCTAGTTTTCTGACGAAAGCACCTTCCTCCTGGGCCTCAAGCTGCTTGAGGATGTCTTCGATGGCGCCCGTCCGAGACGACCAGTTCATGTCACGGCCCATTCCGCTCCGCACGCTGGAAGCCGTGAGCAGTTCGCCCATCTCTTCCATGAACTCGTTCAGGAGCTTGAAGATTTCGACCGACGCCTTCAGGATCATCCAGCCCCGGCGCATCTTGTTCATAAGCTCACGGTCGGCGCCCATGTCCACCACCGGCTGGACCATCTTCTGAGCTTCCTCAAACACCTTCTTCATGATGCCACCGACGCCACCTTCACGGGCATAGCGGGCATTACGTCTTTCCAAGCCGATACGGACACGGCTGATGACCTCAAAGGACTGATCGCCGGCGTCCTCGGCCGGACTAATGGACTTAACGATTTCGTCCATTTCCTCGAAGAACTGGATCATGGCTGTCATCATGCCGCCCATCGCCCGGATCATGTTTGCAGCCTTCTGCATTCCACTCACATCTACACGCAGAGACATAACCGGGCCGAGCATCCTCTTGGCCTCGTTCATGAGGTTCTTGATGACACCACCCACGCCACCTTCACGTTGGTGGGCGTCGTTCCTGGCTCGCAAACTGTTGCGCAGACGGCTGATGACCTCGAAGGAGTATTCACCAGTGCCCGACCAGCGGTTTTCGTTGTCGCTGAGTGCCTTCACGACTTCATCCATTTGCTTGAAGAATTCGAGCAGGCCCTCGAACACATTGCCCAAGGAGGTCAGGACACGGGAGGCTTCTTCATAGCCCCGAAGCTGCATCTTGCCGGTCATCTTGACGATGGGATCAAGGATTTGTTTGCCGGTTTCGATAACGGCGTTGATGACACCGACGAAGCCGCCTTCGCTGCGAGCTTGCTCGTTCCTCCTTTCCAGGCCAATACGAATACGGCTGATGATCTCGAACGATTGACCGCCGTTGCGCCGCATGGCGTCTTCGTGCGGACTGACGGCCTTGACCATCTTGTCAAAGACTTCCATGAATTCCATGATGCCTTTGAGGACTTCCATGACCAGGCGGAAGTTCTGGACACTTCTCTGGAGCATCTGGGCATCACCCTTCTGGGCGAACTGACGGCCAAAGTTCTTGGCGATGTCGGCGGTCATGTTGATGATGCTTTCAATGAAGCTCTTGATCTGCGAGCTAACTTCGGCCCATTTGCTTGCCAGACCTTTCGTGGTGCCCGTGACCACGGTGCGCTCGTTGAAACGCTCGCCCCGGCTGTTCTCCTGCCAGGTTGTCTTATAGTGGGTATAGTCTGGCACTACTTCCAGCCATTTGTTCAGGCCGTCCAAGAGCGGAATGATGTTGACCATGACTTCAGCAAGGGCTTTGACGCCGGCCACCTTGTCCTGGATGCTGGAAGTCTTCGGAATCTTCTTGATAAGCTGCTTCACCTCGGTCAACACTTCGCCTATGAACTCCATCGTCGCTTGGCCGGCAATGGCCCACTTCTGGCCCAAGGAGTGCGTGCCTCTCCGGGCCGGCATCGCATAGTCCAAAGTCTTCGAGACGTTATCCAGGGTGGTAGACAGACCGGCCATGATCTCACCAACCAGCTTCACCGAAGTCATAACCTGCTGTAGCTTCTTCAAGTCACGGAACGCCCTGGAGATCGGTCGCACAATACCCTCCTTGACGAACTGGACGATAACCTCAAAAGACCGCTCAACCGCCGGCTTCACTTCGTTTATCAGGAAGTCCAGTTGGTTCATTCGCTGCCGGTTTCTCAGGAAGCGACGTTCTTGCAACAACGGCAGCAGCGACTCACCGATGGTCTTAATCATCTGGGCCGTGTTGACGATGGCTTCGGAAACGGCCTTGGTCGCCCGAGAGGCGAAGTATACCTGGCGAATATCCCGGAAGGCCCGGCGGATGGGTGTTATTACACCGTCCTTGACGAACAGAACAATCGTCTCGAACGCAGTCTGGAAATCAGGAACCATCTCAGCGATTTGCTTATACATGGTCCGATTGCGGAAACGAGATACATTAGGATCAGTAGTGATGCCCAGAATGAGTTCGCCTAACTGACCCATCATGGTCTTTATCAGACACAGAATGACCGTGATGCCCTTTAGGGCCTGTGCCGCCAGAGCAATATCCTTCACACTGCGGAAGTTGTTCCGAATAGGTTCGATTACGCCTTCATTGATGAATTGAGCGATCCGGCCGAATGCCGCCTTGAAGTCCGGTATCTGCTTCTCCAGCTTCTCCAGAGGAGACTTGACCAGGCCGAACCATTTCCGCTCGGTCAGTGGGATCAGGTTCTCGATCAACATCTTCATGACGTTGTTGACCATCTCGATGACCTTGGAGACTTTCTCCATGCCCTTGATCGTTTCCTCGGCGGCTTTACCTTCCAACAGGCCGCTCATCTGCTTGCCGCTCTCGATGAGGGCACGCATGAAGTCTTTAATCGGGCCAGCCATCTGCTGGAAGAACTCAGCGCCACGCTGGAGCGTCTTGACGATACCGCCGCTGAAGAGCTTGTCGATCATATCGGCAATGCCGAGCTTGATGAGCTTGCTGAAGTTGTCGAATATAACGCCGCTGATTTTGCTCGCCACGTCTGCCACGGTCATGAAACCGCAGACAATTTTCTGGAGCGTGGCGGGGTCGATGTCTTCGGTGACGCCCGATGCCAGGTTGATGACGCTCTTCATGAACTCGATGACCGGCGTGGCGATGGCCCGGAAGAATTTCGTGCCGTCTTCCATGAAGCCGACGACCAGGGAGGCCAAACTGCTTAGTACCCCGAGCAGGGCGAGCTTGGCGGCGCCGGCAATGATTTCCTTGGCGATGGTCCAGGAGGCGTCCATGATGGCACGCAGGTCTGATACGACTTCCTTGGCCAATTGTGCGTCCATGTTGGCCTTGTTCATCAATTCGTCGGCCATGTTTATAATGGCCACGGCCATGTCGATAACAGCCGGCGTTAGTTCCTTGAGCGCCTTGGCACCCAGCATCATGAGCGGAACGGCGAGTAGAATCCAAACGATGGCTGAACCTAGCATGGCGAGAGCCGCCGCCGAGGCCATAACATAGAAGGCAATTGTTCCGGCGCCCTTGATGATGCCGGCGATCTGCTCGGCTACGTCCTTGGCGAGTTCGGCGTCCATCTTGGACTTCTTCTGAAACTCATCAGCGATCTTGATGATGGTGACGGCAAAGTCAATGATGCGTGGTGTGAGGACTCTTAGGGCGGCAGCGCCAGCCACCATGAGCAGAGCAGCCTTCAGGCCCAGGCCGCTGGCGACGAACATGCCCAGGATTGCCAGGGCAGTGGCGGCACCGAGTACGCCACCGGCAATGGTGGCGCCGGCCCAGATGATGCCTGCCACGTTAGAGGCTATTTCCTTCGCCAGTGCGGCGTCAATTTCCAGGGCGGTAGCCACGGCGTCAGCTATTTTGATAACGGCCACCGATAGCAGTATCATCGCTGGAGTTAGGGCCATGAGTGCCAGGGCACCTATAAGTGCAAGCTTGGCCCCAGACCACATGAGCGGGGCTGCGGCACCCAATCCAACGATGGCCGCATAAGCTGCGATGATTGCCAGAGCGATAGCTCCCGCCGACAGAATGATTGACGCTATGTCCTTGGCAACCTGGACCGCCTCCTTCGGGCTGGCGCCGATCCCTTCCATCATGGCTTTGGTGATTCCGATAACGGCCGTCGCCAACAAGACCATTACTGGCGTCAATACCGTTAAGGCCCAGACGCCCTGCAGGAATAATGGTACACCCTTGAGGATGAGCTTCGATGCGGCCCCCAAGCCTGCTATAGCGGCATAAGCTCCCAGGACCGACAGAGCAATAGCAGCCGCAGCCAGGATGATACCGGCGACGTTGAAGGCGACTTCGGCCGCTTTCTTGGCGTCGAGTCCGAAGAGGCCGAGGATGGCTTGTGATATCTTGATGACGGCACTGGCCAGGAAGACGATGGCCGGGGTGAGCAGCATCAATGCCAGACCGCCCTTGAAGATAGCTCCGGCGGCGCCGCTCATCTGGGCCGATTTCTTCAGGGCCTTGAGAGCATAGAGGGCGCCGACAACGGCGCCAGCGATGGCTGCGGCCGAGCCAATGACGGCGGCAACGTCGGCGGCGATCAGGGCGGCTTTCTTCATATCCATGCCGCCGGCCACCTTCATCATGGCCCTGGAGATCAAGAGGACTGCCAGAGACAGGGCGACGAGGCCCACCGAGATGCTGACCAGCTTGGCAGCGGCCTTCATCAGTTCCAGGTTGAGGCTCTGCTGGCTGAACTTGTTGAATGCTTTCAGGGCGTACATGGCGCCCACGGTGGCGGCGGCGATCAAGCCGGCCGTAGTGATAACAGCGGCGACGGTGGCCCCGGTTTCGATAGCGACCTTGGCGTCAATGCCCGTGATCTGCGACAAACCTTTACTGATGGCGATAATGGCGAAGGCCAGGGCCAGGACGCCGACCATCGCCTTGCCGATGGCGAAGGCAGCCTTCCTGAGAACAGGACCGAGTTGCTTCAGACTTTCAAGTTCCTTTTCGAGAACTTTGACATCAATGCTGCCCATTAAGCCGGTAGCTGGACCGGCAGGAGCGGCACCTGCTGCGGCGGCTCCCACGGGAGCGGCGTGCTTGGCTAGTTCTTGTTTTGCGACCTTGCCCTGCATTACTTGGGCTACGTTCGCCTTGTGCGATAGTGCAAGGTCACGGGCGGTTGCGTTTTCGATCTTTATTTCTTTGGCACTCTTGGCGATTTCGTGGCCCGCAGCACCGGCGGCTGCTGCGGGGGTTTTGCGACCAAACATTTCGCCCATTGCGCCCTTCAGCAAGTTCTTCCACCGCTGAATATCCGTGTAAACACGGGCAGCTTCAGTCGTCAGCAACAGGGCGATGACGGTCAGTTCGCCACTGATGCCTCTCAAAGCGCCCAGGGCTTTGTTGCTAAAGTTGCGGAGCGTGTCGTTGACCTCGCTCATCCGCTGTTCGATCTTGCTCATCGGGTCCAGTGCGGCCTTCTGTGCGGTTGCCGCCTGCTGTTCGGCTTTAGACAGTTGGGCCGAAAGCTCACGGAACGCTACCGGATCACGGAGAGCCTGCTCGATGCTCGATGGGTCGATCTTGAGAGTCTGCTTGCCCGACGCCTTGAGTGACGTGTTGACGCCTTCGATGGCTTTATTGATGGCCTGACGCATGACATCGGCGTTGCTCGTCCAGGAGACGCCCATTGCGTTGAGGTCTTTCTCGAACTCCTGCCGACGCTGACCGAACTTGGCCAGGGCCTCGTCCATGTTCTTGGCGCCCTTGGCGGCTTCGTCCAGGGCGGTCATCACTTCCAGGGCCTTGCTCGTCTTCATCCGGCGCTCTTCTTCCTTGAGAGCCAGCTTCTCTTCGATGGTGAGATTGGCCTGGAGCTTCTTGTGGATGTCGTCCAGACGCATCGCCATTGTCTTGGAGCCTTCTTTCATCGTGTCGATGACGTTGCGGAAGGCACCAAGCTCCATGCCGGTCATGGACTTGATCTGCATGTTCAAGACCATCTTGCGTTCGGCCGTCAGATTGTCGATCTGCTCGGTACTCTCGACGCCGAACCGCTTCAGGATGTTCTCGAAACCTCGGGCCATGTCCGCCATCGCCTGCTTGTTCTGCAAGATGGTGCCCTGCATCAACTCCTTGACACGGCCGACGCTCGAAGCGGCGTTGAAGAGCAAGGTCTGCGTTTCCTTGGGGGCTTCGTTGAGCAGGTTGACGCTGGAGGTCATGGCCTTCAACAGCGGTTCCATCTCCTGCTTGACGCCCAACTTCTGGGAGTTGGCGGCAATCTCCAGGACGTTCTTGGCGGCGGTCGTGGTCAGGTTGGCGGCATTACGCAGGTTGGTGATGAAGCCTTCGCTGGACTGAACGGCCTGTTTCAAGCCTTCCTGGGTCAAGCCGGTGTTGCGGGCTACGTCACGCATACCCCGGCCCATGTCGGCCAGTTGCATAGCGGTCATTCTGCCGGCCTGGTGCCAGTTCATGAACTCTTCGCCCAGGGCGCCGGCTTCTAAACCAAGCTGCTTCTCGGTGTTGAGTTGGGTGGCGGTGATCCGCTGGACCATCTTGGCGTCCTTGACGCCCTTGGTCAGATTCTTGGCATATTGCGCCTGGAATTTCGAGCGGTCAAAGCCCGTCACGGCAACCGTTTTGCCGATATCCTCATAGGCACGCTGGAGGCTGTGCGTCTCGGCGGTCACACCGGCGGTTTCGTAGGCGATGGCACGAAGCTGCTTGATGCTTTTCTGCTCATCTTTTATCATGCCGCCGAACAACTGCTCCCGGATGTCACCCTTTTCCAGACCGAGCAAAGCCTTCTGGAAGTCGTGCAGGTGCCGCTCGACCTCGTGCAACAGGCTCATCCAGTAGTATTTCTCGGTCTGCTCTTCGATGTCCTTGAGCCGACCGCCTTTCGCACCACCCCCGCCCCCACCGCCGATGTGGGGTTTGTCGGCTTCGGCCTTGGGCTTCAGCATCTCGGTATACTTGGCCTCGTCAACCGTCTTGCCAAGGGACCGGATAATGTCCTTCAGTAATTCGTGGGTGACGGTATCAGCGACACCGAGACTGTGCTTCGACTTGCCGAGATTGGTGAAGACCTTGATATTCTTGGCCATCTCGACCAGACTGCCGCCGATCTGCTTGTTATCACTCAGGCTTTTGACCAGTACCTTGTTGGTTTTATCGAGGACGGTTTCCTGACTCTTTTCCTGGGTTTTGTTTCGACCGCCGCCGGTGGGTTTATTGGCTCCGATTGCGGCTTCGACATATTTCTGGGCCTGCTTCATTTCCTTGGTGAGATCACCAAGTTGCTTGACGATATTGGCGACCTTGCTCATGTCCTTGTCGCCGTCGCCGTGCTTGGTGGCCGGACCCATCTTGCCCTGCGTCAATGATTGCAGCAGTCCTTTGATGGCGTTGAGGTCGCCTGCGACTTGTCTACCAAATGCGTCTTCTACAATGTTGGCCATACTTATACCTTAAATGGCTGCTCACCCGATGGCTGTGCAACCGGATTTACCTGCCGGTTGATCTGTTCCCTAACTGCTTTGCGGATATTTTCAACTTCGCCCGGATCAAAGGTGCGTATCGAGGCGAGTACGTTGAGGAGAAATGCACAGTCCATCTGCCGGAACTGCCGGATGCCCTCTCGCTTGTACTGACGGAAGGCACTGGTTATATATGCGTTCCCCTTAATGTTTGTCTGATAAGAAAAGTTAGGATTGTTGCAGTTCTGTTGTAATAGAGTTCGGATGGTCGGAAACGTAAGATACTGGACGTTCAGGCCACGAATGAACTGTCTGCCCTGCCGGTCCCGGTAAATATCCGTGACAATAACGAGCGGCATCTGGGGGTGGCCAGGCTTGGCGAAGGTGTAGCGGAAATGGACCAGGGTGCCCGGCCTCGTGCCGCCCAGGACCGGCCCGTACTGGTTGGTCGCTACTCGGGTCTGGTTCGGCAACTGCCCTTTCGTCTGCGCTTCCTGGAGGGCACTGAACAAGTTTCCATATTGCAATATCGCCATTATTCCGTATATAGCCCTTTACAAACTCGAATTTAAGAAGTAGGATTCGGCAGGAGGTAAGCCGATGTCCGAACAAATGCAGTGTCATTGCAAGTGCGGTGGCCAGGTCAACGACTCGGCGCTCGACACGAGCGGTCGAGAAGTTTACCAGTGCCGTTATTGTGGCGTCCTTCGCCGGCCCTGGCAGTGCCCTTACTGCGGCGACCTGTATCTCATCGAAGCCGGTACTCGTGAACTGGAATGCAGTTGCGGCAAGATGTGGCAGGTCACGATTGACTCGATCAGCCTGGCCGGCACGCTGCGGCGGCTGCATTGGGCGCTTGGGGGATGGTGAGTTCTTAAAATGCGAATCTGGCTTGACGACGAACGACCCATGCCGGCCGACTACGACCTGCATGTCCGTACAGTAGAGGAGGCCATTGCCGTTCTCGAAAAGGGCGATGTCTCCGAGATTTCACTGGACAACGACCTGGGCACGGGCCTCCGGGAAGGCTATGATGTAGCGAAGTGGATCGAAGAAGCCGCCTTCAAGCACTCCCAGGGCGAAGGTGGCATTCCTTTTACCCGTGTCCATATCCACACACAGAACCCAGCGGCCAAGCAGAAGATGAAGCTGGCTCTGCGCAACGCCCACCGCTACTGGAGGAACTTGCAGTGATCTGTCCCTGCTGCTCGAAGGAGTTTAACGGTAAATACCCAGCCACTTCCCGGCTCGACAACAAAACGCCCATCTGCTCAGAATGTGGCGAACTGGAAAATCGGTTCGTAGAACGGGCGACCTATTCCAAAGAAGAACTGAAGGCCATCGCCTGGCACTTGATGCATCTGGTCCCCGAGCAGAAATTCAAGGAATCCCTAAATACCGCAGCATTGATGCCGAGTAATGTTAGTTGATACTTGCGACTGGTGCCAAAAAGTCGTTAATTTTGAGCCGGAAACTGGTCATGGCGAGACACTGAAGAGGGTCGGTATCGACCAGTACGTCTGCGACGAATGCCTCGGCCAGATTCCTTCATCCTTGCGTCAAATTTTGCAAGAAAGGCCGAAATACCGCAGCATTGATGATGACTGGATCAGTCTCGTTTCTTCTTCCCGTGCTTCGGGATGATTTTCTTGGTAGCCTTGTGAATCAGCCGCATGTGCCATTCGGGGACTTTCAGTTCCTCATTCCGATAGAACCGATTCTCGATCTCCGTCAACATCTTCTTGAGTTCCCCGCCCTCCGGCCACGATGCGGCCTTTAGCACTTCACCCCACTTACCGTACTTGGCGTAAGCCTCTCGGAAGGCGACGTACCCCGGCGGTTCCTGGAGCTTCTCCAGGCCGGCGAACTTATCGTCTTTCTCTCGGAGCCAATCGGTAAACGCCATGTTAATGTAGAAACTTTGTGATGGTAGCGACAATGATACTCGTGACGGCCAGGATGATGTCCGTCAGGATCAACTTCCAGGCTATATCATTCTTCCAGAAATCGGCAAACCATACGCCCAGCAAACCCATGATGCCGCCAATGATCGTGAAAAAGATGGCAGCATAAAAAGACCATTGAAATAAGTCCATTATCCCTCCCAGGTGTGTCCGTAGTGTTTCTTGAACTCGGCGTCCGTCATCTCCGGCCCCAACCTCGTTGTGTTGGTGCCGTGCTTCGCATACCAATCCGTCACGTCGTCCGCAGCATAGCTGGCTGTGTCCTCGTGGCTGATCGGTCTTAGTTTCCAATCACCCTCCTCGGTGTTGGCCATCGGACTGCCGTTGCTAATGGCCTTCGTATAGTCGGCCAGGTCGTACTTCACCGGCGGTGGTACGTCCTCATACATTTTACCGTTGATCTTATCCCAAAACTGATGAAAACTCTTCATTAACCCTTGCTAAACACTTGGTTGCTATAGTCTGTGCCCGTGGTACGGATCATGATCTTGCCCATGCCGTCGTCGCCGCCGTCCATTTGGGCGTTGCGTATCTCAGTCTCGGCCTCGGCACTCTTGACGAAGAACTTCTTGACCTCATCCGTGACGGTCTTTATGACCATATGGGTAGCCCGCTCCTGCTCGATATTATCAGAGAGGTAATCGCTATACATTTCGTCCAGGTCGAGCAGATAGGCTTTACCATAAGGGTGGGTGTCTTCCTGCTTTTGGACCCGGTAGGCGATCTGGCTGCCGATCTGGTAAACCCGAATGCCGTCGAAGGACACCTGGCTGTTCGGGTTGCGGACGAAGAGGTAGGGGTCGTCGTCCTCCCGGTGGTCGGTGACGTTGATGCCGTTGCGTTCCAGGAGCTTCTTCATGAGGCCCAGGTGACGCTTGCCCTCACGTTGCTTCTTGTCGATGAATTCAAGGAATGTATCCATTAGCAATTCCTCATGATAATCTCAGGTGCCGAAGGCACGCAGCGGGACAGAATCTTCAGGTCGCTCGGGTTGCCCGGATAAGGAAGTTCCTTCATCACGATGCCCGAGAACGACGACGCCGCTTCCCGCATGATGTTCAAATCGGCCGTCAAAAATAACATACCATCCTCTCGCACCATGAAAGGATGCTCTTCCGTTTCCGGCTTTCCGTTCTCGTCCGTGTTGCCCGTCTCCTTGGCGTAGAGAATCTTGATCTCCACGAACGGGATAATGGCGCCGTTGTCGTCAATCATGGCTTCGGCCCGGTCGCTTTCGACTGTCCGCACCACCAATTTGCCATCGGTATAAGCCGAGCGCAGTGAGTTGCTCAAATCCCAGCCAAGGGTATAAATGGTGCCGTCCGAGCCGACGACGTTGGCGATGAAGGCTCGGGTCTTGAAGGTTTCGGCTATGCTCTCCATGACGACACGGCGGCGCAGCACGTCCTTCTCTTCGGGGGAGCCTTCTTCCAGACGACGCAGTTCCGGCTCGGAGAGATAACGCTCGGGGTCGTCCTCACGCATGGCCCACTTGCCAATATCCAGTTTGCCGAACTTGGCGTTGAAGCGGGTGGAGATGCGGATCGAGTATTCCTTTTCGTTATAGATCACGTCCTCGTTGTTGCCGCCCGAACCCACCTGGACGCCGCCGACCAGGGCGGCGATAAACTTGCGGTGGAGGTCGCCCTTCATGCCCAGCGTGCCGCCGAGCTTGATGAAGATGTTGTTCAACTCCGGCATCTGCTGGAGCGTGTCAGAAATGTGGTTGACTACGGAGACAGACGGGTTGTTCTGGTCGAGTTCTTCCCGGAGTAGCTTCCTTATTTCTTTCGAGGCTTTGTCGATATTGGCGTGCTGCCGGAGGAACTGTACCTGGAGGTTGTCTTCCACGAACTTGCGTGGGTAAGAGTCGAGGTCCAGGTCACGGACCTGATTGATGAGGTCGATGAGCTTCTGGGTGTCGCCCTTGATGGACTCCTTGAAGTACAGATTCTTCCACTGCTCGAAGTCCGGGGAGTCCCGGTCGGCCGGCATGTCGGGGGCCTGCGGGTCGTTGGTGACATCGGGCTGCTTGCCGGGCTTGTCACCACCCTGCTCTTTGGCCGGCGGGTTCATCTGGGTCGGGGCCGGGCCGGAGACGTTGGGATCACCGGGCGGCGGGCCACCGGCACCGGCGCCAGGCATACCGGGTTGGCCGGCGCCCGCACCTGGACCACCGGCGTAAGGGTCGGCGCCGAACTGGCCTGGGGTAGCTTCTTTGATGAGCCAGTCCTCGATGATGATATTACTCATTGTGATTTGTTCCTCTTCTTAGCCTTGTTGATTTCGCCTATGAGTTTCCGTTTGTTGAACTCGCCGCCCAGGTAGACGTTGTTTTCTTGCTTGGCTGCCAGGTAGCGGGGCAGTTGGTCCCACCGCTCCTTGAGCTTGATGCGGGTCATCAGGTCAGCGACCTTGGCCTTCTTGTCGGCAAGGTCGGATTTGATCTTGGCGAGGTTGACTACGGCTTCCTTGGAGGCCGTCGAAGGGTCGCCGTCGTTAAAAACCATGTCAACGAAGTTGGCCAGGAGTTGATCGACTTCCTTCCTATCTTCACGCAGGTCGTCCATAATCTCCTGATAGACGCCGAGCAACTGCTCGTCCTCGATGAGTGCCGGCTGGCGCCGATCGACCGGGCCTCCGGCATTGACGTTCATCGTCGGCAGTAGGTCGTCAAGTTCAGTCTCAACTATATCGGCACTCTCTGGCGTCACTTCGTCTTTTTCCTTTTCCATAGTCCTATATAGGGTTGAATTCCATAAATCAGACACGGGGGACAATGCCAATCGAAAAAAACACAGATCAGTTCTACGTCCAACTGTCTGAATCGGTTAAACTGGTATTCGACCTCACTTCAAGGATTGATGAACGGGTTAAGATTCTCATGGAAAAACAAAATGAACTCGACCGAAACTTCCAGCGCATCATGGATGGATTGAGTTCATTGTCAACTCGTGTTTCCATCGTGGAATCGAAGTCGAACGAAGATTTGAAGGAACAGGTCGAGGAACTGGAAAAGCGGGTTCACGACCTTGAGATGAAGAACGAAGTTCTGAACGTCTTTAAGAGTGGGACCGAAAATCGGTGGAACCACATCATTGATGCCGCCTGGAAGGTGATCGTCGGCATCGCTGTCGCCTATATCGTATTCAAGACGGGCATCAAACCATAAAAGGGGTCCAATGTGATTGAATTCCACAATGGCCATCGCATGGAGTTCTGCTGTGCCTCCGGGGCACTCGGATTCACCGGCGACGGCTATTGGTGGGAGCAACCGCTGCGTTGGTTGGGCCTCATTGACCCCACAAAACTGACAGTTATCACCAAGACCCTCACCTACCTGGCTACAGCAGGCAACCTCGATCCCCTGCGGCCCTGGAAGTGCGTTAAATGGGTGCCTGGGGGCGTCGTAAATGCCGTGGGATTGACCAATCCCGGTATCGACTGGTGGGTCGAGAACTGCTACGCCAGAGCTACGTCACGCTATTCTGTAATCGTCTCCGTCCGTCCCAATACGATCCGGGAGGCCGTTATAATGGCCCGAATTCTGGATCGTTTGCCCAACATCAAGGGCATCGAGATAAACGCCAGTTGCCCGAATACGGGCGAAATGTGGGGCGTAGAACGCATATGCAACCTCGTTTTAGCAACGGCGGTGTCAACCAGGCATCCCGTTATAGTAAAGCTCGGTTTTTCGGACCCATACCTACCCGTTTGTGCCTCCTTGGACGGCTTAGTGGCTGCTTTTGACCTCATAAACGCCGTTCCCTGGCACACCCTCAATCCTTCCCAACCGTCCCCTCTTGCGAAAGAAGGACTGGTCGGCGGGGTGTCCGGGAGTCTCATTCAGGGGTGTGCCAGGGAGGCGCTTTGGAAGGCCCGAATGTTGTGCAGAGAGACGCCTATTATCTC